TGAGTCCATATACTCATCTTGTTTATCTGAGATTTCGTTTTGCTTGTTTACTAAATCTGTAATCTCTAACTCTTCAGTGTCACCACCCATGTCTTCACCTTCAACATTACCCTCGTCGTCAACTTTCTCAACATCAGGGTCAGTCTCAATATCAACAGGTTCTGGAATTTCTTCAGCATCCGTATCAACATCCATATCTAACTCTAAATCATCACCACCTTCAGGTGCGTCAACAGGTGCTTCTTGCTCCGTCAAATATTTGTTGATTGAGTTATGTCTTTTTAATTCTTCTAATATTTTATTATCTACTGACATCTTAATCTTTTTTTTACCCGTTTAATAATGTTTTCACACCATGAGGTGTTTCAACTTTAAGGGTTCTGTTTACTTGTCTTGTATTATCAACTCTCTCAATAAGTCCGTCTCTCATACTAACGGTATAACAGTCTCCTGTGTCTAAGTCACAAACTTCTTTGTAACCATTTCCGGCATCTCTTTCAGTAATTCTCGTGTCTTTTGACAAATACTGGTCTAATAATGATTTTACGTTCATAATATTACTTTTCTATATAAATATATCGAAATACTTAATTTTCTTAGAATGCACTTACATACCAATTAATTCCTCTTTTAAATGAAGGAACAACCGCATCATATCTGTCCTTTATACGTTGTTCACTTGCGTTTGCTGGACTGGTAATAATTCTATCAAACTCGGCATCTGTTCCTATTTGTGAATAAAGATATTTAATGTAAATTTTTGCATATAGTTTTTCATTTTCATCTACATATTCAGGAAGACCGATTTGGGTCATATCATTGGATACTGATGATGTGGTCAACACTGTCTTAACAACATCCATACTTGTTTTCCAATCGATAAATGACGCTAACGGTCTATTTTGACTTCCATTATTAACACAAACCTGACCCTCAATATCGGTATATAAAATACCTCGTAATGTTGTAACATCTGTAGTTAAATTAGCAAGATTACCATTTTTAAACTTAATTACCCCACCTGTTACATTATTTTCAACCCATGGTATCAACGCAATAAGTCTACGAATATTTTCATTGGATAGTGTTATATCATCAACATAAGTTTTTATTTCAGAATACGGTAACGTTTCATCTCTAAGGGTAACATATGGTAATGTTTCATATTCGGCAATCGGCGAACAGAAGGTTTGATTAACTTCTTCAACCTCTCCACTTACACCAGTACTAGATGGTGTTGCATCCTCTGTTGCTCCGTCAGCATTTTGGTTACTTTCCGCCGCTTTTTCTTCACTGTTATAGGTATCATTAAGTTGTTGTAATATGTCTAAATTGACACTCATTACTAAATCTTTAACATCAGGGAATGAGTATTTAGACATTCTAACTCCACTAAATGTTGTTGTAAAATTACCTGGAGTGATACTATGGTTCACATCTAAAATCCAGTATGGACCTGTAAACATAGGAACATATCTCAAGTTAAAATACATCGTAGGTTGTATCATGACATTACCCATTGATACGACTTGGCAATTATAACTTCTATTTTTATATATGTTATACAATGAAGTCGATTGTTGGAAAGTTTTAGAACCTTTGGCTTGGTTTGCAATCTCGGTGGTTATTAAGAAAGATTCAGAAGTGTCTTTGAATTGTGACTGGTCCAAACTCACGGACTGGAAAATTCCTTGATTCCTAACACCAAAATCTACATTAAAGGCAACAACTTTATTTGAAAGAGCATAATCATCTTTATCTGATTGTTCTTCTCTAAGTGCGGGGTCTTTAAAGAATTCTACACCATCATTACCATAACGATAATCAATATTATTTTCTAAGTTCAAATGTTCTGAAACTCTATCCGTAAACAAACAAAGGAATTTAGGTCGGTTATCTAAATAATCTACCTCAGCAAATGTTCCAAATACGCTCGAAGCGGAGTCTTCTATCCCCTCTTTAGGTGTGGCACCTGGTGATGGTTCTGCTATACCATAGAAATTTGTATAACTAGGTAATGCCATGAATAACATGTTATTATTTGTAATCAGGTGACCTATTAAAGTATAAACAGAATTTTTACTATTTCTCGCATTTAAAAATCTTCTTAATCCATCAACGTTCACTATTAATTTGTCACCAATATTCCTGTTGGCTCTATCCAAAAATAAGAAATCTTCAAAAATTGTTCTTTCTTGAAAATCTCCACCCGCAATCCATTTATCATTCAGTGTCTTGAAAAATTCATATAACTCTAATTTTACCACATCACCCTTCATTGAGGATTCAATCTTATCATTTTCTTCTGTGATATTTGGTAAGTCTTGGTTTAATTTTCTAAATAAAATATTTTGAATATCCTGTTGTGACGTATTAAGTAATGACAGGTAATCATTGAACATAGTATCAAAATTAGCCTTTGTCATTGATGGATTTTTGAATTTTTGAGTAGCGTACATTTTAATAATATGACTAAGCAGTCTTACATTAGTCTCTGTAAATTCAACGTTCATATCAACAAAGAAATCCGTAATAACTGACCCACTATTTGTGTAAACATACCCATCCGCAAAATATCTACCAACAGATAGGTTCAATGCTTCCCACGCCTCAGGGTAATTAGCCTGACTTTGAGCTAAAGTAATAGAACCACCCGCGGTCGGCAAAGAATTAACTACGTAATTACCAAAATTAATTTTTTGATTTGGATGATAAGAATCATCACTACTAAATGAATTCCATACTCTTCTATCGTAGTAAGTCGGATTACCTTGTTTGTAAATTACCTTACTATCCAATAGTCTTCGAATACCTTTTTTAAAACCATATTTTTGTTTTTCAGCAATTAATTTACCATCGACTTCTCCGACACCTGTTAGTGCGGGTCTGTCAACAAAGAATAAGGGTTTAAGTGTGTCTAATAGGTGTGGATATTCACTATTAACCAAATCCCTATTAGGGTCTTTACAAAATTTTAAGAACTCAGTTTCAAAAATGTTTAAAACATCTTCATTAAATACCGCAAAAATTTCTTCAATTCTAGAATATTCAAACGAGTATAATAAATCAAAACTATTTTGATTGTCATTATTCGTATCGATAGATTTAATATATTCATAATAGTCCGGTTTGACCACCGCAGAATCATCAAAATACCCGTAATGTGATACCCCCCACAATGATTTTACAGAACCATCATATAAAGTTTGTCTCAAAGGATTTTTAACATTGTTGGCAGCATCAGTAACTTCATATCTATGTTGATTAAAGTCATCACCACCAGCCGATGGATAACATATCACTTTTGCAACAGATTCATCACTATGTAAATCGGGTGAATCATAGAAAACGTAGTTGTTTACAATAGAAAGACTCTTAGTTGGGTCACCATCAACATTACCAGGTATATAATTAATATTTGCATTACTATTTGAATAAATTTTCAAACCCTTACCACCCAATTGAGTATTACCTTCACTATAATTTGTAAAATCTGATTGAGTATATCCAGTAATAAATTCCTGATATGAAAATAGATAATTTATATCATTGACAAGTTTAGGGTAAAACCCAACATTAACTCTTTGTGTTATATTACCAAAAGTATTTACGTTACTATCATCCAACGAAACAGTTGTATATCCAGTACCCGCAGGAATTTTATATGTGGTTGTTTTCTGTGACGTTACAGGGTCGAATAATGTATTTTCATTAATTGGTTTCCATATATCATCCAATATGTCTACCTGTTGTTGAACATATTTTTTATACCTATGCCAAATAGAACCGTATTTAACGACCCATGCATATGGTAATTTATGTAAAGCGGCAAATTTATTATAGACTGCAAAATTATAGTCACCAAATGGTTCGTCGATTTTACCTCTATTCATTTTTTCTCTTAAAGTTTGTAGTGGTAATGAATTAACAAACAAATATCCTAATCCGACATTAGGATTTTCAGTTCCATTCTTCCTTTTAGTAACCGCATCATCAATCGCATTAATAAAGTATGGTGTGTTTAATAATGAAGTTGTTTGTACTGGGTTATCCACATAACCAGAATAGTTACCTGTATAGTCAACAACACCCTCAGTAACAAAGTATTCGTATTTACTAACTTTATCGGTGTATCTTTGTTTAATATTCAGCTTACTTGGTAATTCTATTGGTGGTGAATCATAATTATACCAAGTAGTTAACATAGATGGTGTGTATGAATAATCACCACTATCTACCGTTTGTGGGTCAAAAGACGCTAAAGCCTTTTTATAATCTAAAAAGAAAAAGGTTTTTGTAGTTTGATTTGCTAAATTCGCAGAACCAATAGTTGCACCATCTTGAATATTTGCCTTCAACCATGTTATGTCGGTTAATGGATAAACATCAGTAAAAGTAAGTCGATTATTGTCTGTGCTAATTAAATATTCTCTAAGTTTTTCTTGTGCCTCTACAGCTATTGTTGCTTTAGGAGAATCAGCATAGTAAGTTTCTAATGAATAAATCTTTTGAAAATTATTTTCATATTCTTGGATGTATGGTGTAACGAAAACATCAGAAATGTATTTACCCCAACTCGGACCATTACCCTCATTAGACACACTTCTCAGTACCGATTCAAAATTAGCAGCGTTTAAACCATAGTTTTTTAATTTCTTACTTAAAAATGTGTCTCTCTTAATCGCTTCGATTATTGTGGTAGCCTCAAACTCACCAACAACTTGAGCCATATTCAGTAAAGATTTTGGTAGTCTAAATAACTTAGTATAGTTTGAAGCCAAAAAAGTTCTTTCCCACAACTCATAAAAAAAACTAACTTGTGACAAGTTTGTATATGGTTCATTTCTATATGGGTACTCAACAGCATTAACTGATATTGCGTCAATTGTCTGTTTACTATTTTTATAATTTAGAGTTTTTTGTTCTTCTCTTCTTTGTAGGTCTGCCCTTATAAATTCTTCAGTAAATTCTACTTCAGGCCATTTATCATAAAGATATGCCCTTGTTCTCCCTTCACAACTCGGGTCACCCAAATATTTAATCACGTCTCTGACGTTTTTACCGTCGACTTCTCTTTCAAAGTATTGTGGCCATGGGTATATGAAGTTTTCATCTCCTTGAGAACCCAAAATAGAGTCTTTGGAATCCACACCATTTGTGGTTTCGGGGGAGATAATTACACTTTTTCTAACAGGGTCATCTTTCAGATTCCACGCCTCTCTATGTACTTCATCCATCAACCTATAAAAACCATCAACATTAGCAATCAACATTGCCATAACATTCCTAATTGTAGGTCTAAAACCTAAACCACCATCAGGGCTTTCAATTTTTATAGCTAAAGCCTCAGATAGTTCTTTTTTGATGATTTCTGCCTTATCTGTAAATTGTTTTTCAATAAGATTAATTTTATTAAAAAATCCACCAACTTTAAATTTACTACTGTGAGAAATTTCACCAAAAGTGTAGAAGACATTACTTAAATCGTCATCGGGCGTTAAATCCTTATTATAGTATTTCTTAATTAACTCAAAATTGGTATAAGTTTTAGCCGAAAAAGCAGCTAACTCAGCTTCATTAGGAGTAGAATTTGTTTGAACGATATATGTCTCCAACATATCAACATCTTCAAAATCAAGGGTTGTAATAATATCATTTGAAGAAATATCAACAGGAATTGTTGAAGATTTAGTTTTACCTAATATTGTATAATCTCCGTCATTTCCAAAAGTTGCGTTATCAGTAAGTTCTTTATTGTATTTATTGATTTTTGCAATCAAAGACGCCTGTGTATCTTTTTGGTTTTGTAAGTCACCTTCTAAAGATTTTTTGGATAAATAATAAACATTACCTTCTAAATCAATATATTTTTTTCCTGCATCTAAGTTTTTACCCGCCCAACTATTCTTAAGTCTTAACAGAGTGATATCTTGTCTATACTCAGATATTTTTGACTTATAATTTTCAATATCATTGAGGACTGACAAGTCTTCTTTGGTAAATTGTTGTTTAACAAACTCCTCGAGGTTTTGTAACCTTAGTTCTAACTGTGATAAACTTAACCTCGGGAGGTCTTCATCTATTAATCCTTTACTAACATAAGTTTGATAAACATTATTTATAATCTCTTCACCTCTAGTTTTAACGACAGGTTTTACGGGTGTTGTCTCCACACCGTTTTGTATTTGATTAGTTATGAAATTATTTACGGTCAACGCTAAATCAGGACTCAAATCAGTACCATTTGAATTTTCATTTACCAATACATTTTTTTCATACATATGAGGTAAAGCATATAACGCACCAAGAGATAAATCAGATAATAAAGCCGCTGTTCTACCTATGAATGAAATTGACACTTTATAGTTTCCGTCCGATGGGTCAAACCTAGCGTTAAAACTTTTCATCATAAGTTCATACTTGACCGCCTTACCATAATAACCCTTAACGGTTAGGTAAAATAATGGATATGGTAATTGGAAGAATGCTGAGTAAGGTGAATTTTCACCCAATTCAAATAATGTTCTTCCTTGAACATCTACCATATCAATATCAACTTGAGGGATAAATGATGCGTTGTTTCTAATTGATATATTTGTAATACCTAATAATTGAGTATCTTGTGTGTTTCTAACGGTTCTTCTATTGTCCTCAGTAATTTGTGTTTGATTTATTCCATTACCCTCTAATGCGTTTTGACCAGATAATTGGTCAGTATATGTTGCGTCCAAATAGTCTTTACCCTGAGGTTTAAGAAAATTAATTTTCCCATCTTCTGTTTCTCCAAATGTTGCAATGGTAAGTGTTGACGCCATTTGGTCAGTATTTACACCTAAAGCAAGTTTTGTTCTCGGAATGATATTTGCTTCCAAATTGGCATACATAATCAAATTCTCGTGTTCAACTAGTCTTTCCTCTAATTGTCCATCAGAATTGATAATTTTGTTGGGGTCGACTACTACAATATTATCTTCTTGCTCAAACGCAATCTTTTCCCCACCATAAAATTTTCTTGTATTTTTATTAACGGCCATAGTAATAGAAGTGTGTATCTAAAGCATTTTTATAATCTTGTAAGGATTGTGTCAATGGGAAAGGAATCATCAATACAGTCCCATCAGGAATATCCTTTTCAAGTGAGCCATATTGTGGATTAGCCATCTGAATTAACCAACCAAAATATGGTGTGTTATAAAATTCGAAACTAATCTTGTCCAATCTACTCATTCCTGCCCTATAAACATACCTCTTATCTGTCGTTTTTGAAGGCAATTTGACATTTGGAACAATAGTTTGTTGTCCATTCAATAAGAAATTCTGATATCTATCGTAATACTGCATTATTGTAATCTAACTTTACCGTTCCATTTATCAGGTTTACCTTCATTATTTCCACTATAAAGTTGTGTAATTTGTTTTTTCTGTGCGTCAGTGGCGTTAGGGTCATCAGCAAATGTAAATTTCCTTATCTTTCCTCTAGTATATGCCCCCACATTTTCTTCGTCTTGGTCTGAACTATTGTTATATGATTCAAATAAAGTTTTAATATTAGTTCTTGCTACTTGAAATTTTGTTTCCTGAGTGGTTATCAATTTTGATATTGTATCTTTCCATTTATCAGCGTTAGTAAAATTGTTTGTATCTACAAACGTTGACAATTCTTCGATAAGTGTTTGTTTATCATTTAATATTCTATCGAAGAATAAAAGATACATTCTTTTATCTTGTTCTGTAGATATAACATTTGTCAAAATGCGTGTTGTTAGATTTTCATCATATAGATATGTAGGGTTTGTTGTGACTATATCATTAACATCTAATACAATATTAAATCCATTCAATGCTTCCCCATTTTTATTATAATCATACTGTATTTCTTCTAATGTGTTTGTAAAATCATCAGTAAATGTTTCCGTAGTTGAGGTAAGAACATATACAATAGGAGTTCCTTTATCATTTATAACACCATCAATTTCTGTTTGAACCACATTTATTTTATCTAAGACTTCAATAAGTTCCAATTGTGCGTTACTTATCGTTTGTATCTCAGTGGCCATATTCACACTATAATTATTTTTCTGTGATTCTATAATTTCTTTAATCTTAGTTTTGTATTTTTTCAAGTCTTTATTCTTGAATTGTGAGGTATTGTTCGGAATAAGTGGAAAGGTTCCATTATCTACATCTGTCAAAGCCTTTGTGAATTGACTGTTTAACTTATCATCAATCTCTGCAGGTTTACCAAATAGATTTACATCTAATTCTGTTGGTGTAGTATCAATGGTAATTGTTCCACCTGTATATTTTCTATTTTTGGTAAATAATCTTAAACCTATCTCCCCATAGTAATTTGTTACTGTTTCTAAACTCGCAACCAATGTTTCTTTATATGCTTGTGACTTATCTAATAAGTCGTCCATAACATTTTTATATGTAATATCACCTGAAATAGAAACAGTACTAGCGGTGCTAATATCAATATTTTGTGCGGTGATTTCACCAATCGGATTCGCTCCGTTTCTACTGTTTTCATCCCCAATATTATTAATACCAAACGGTGTGTCAAATTGAAGGTTTGACGCAAACTCAGCATCTATTTCACTTCTATCTTCAGTGAAATCGGCTCTTTCATCATACATTTCTGTATTTGCGTAATAATTAAATGATAATGCGTTTTGTAGTTTTTCGATAGGTTGTTTGAGTCCATGTCCACCAATAAAGTAAAAAGAAAGACTTACATCCGCCAACATAGGTTGAACACCTATACCTTCGGGATTTAAATCCAATTGTAATGGTTCGTATCTAATACTCATTTGATTTATAGCTATTTTAGTATGCCAAAAATCACCAACCCTCAAAATACAAATAGGTGGTGTTCCAAATGATGTATTCAAAGCATCGTTTTGTAATGGTTTTCCATCGGGTCCTATCGTTGGTATTGTATCTCCTGGTCTTAAACACTGTTGTAGGAAAGTAAGTCTTGAGTTCAAACCTTCAGGTGTGATAGAGTGAAAGGTAGGATTAAAATATTTAATTTTTTCACTCATTTCTTGATATAAAAATGAAGTGTCGTCCGATAATTGTTCAAAATAATCACACTCGGTTAACATTCTTCTTAGTAGCCTTTTAGTTACATCCTGTCTAATTTGAAGTTCTTGAGTATTAATTGGCGCTCCTTGTCCTTTTTCAATTTTAGGAACTAAATTTGGTCCATCAGTAACAACATTATCATCAATGGAGCCGTCAGTAGGTTCAGGCTGCTCTACTTGCTCAGGTTCAATAATATCTATTTTTGACACCGATGCTCTACGACACGACATAGCTTGAACTGAATATGTCTTTTTTACTTCAGCGTAAGTACCAGTAAACTCTTCACTACAATTTCCCGTGTCTTCACCTTGTGCATCCTCACTAACGACTGTAATCTTACCTTTACTACCAGAATTAACACTCACCACTTGAGGGTCCTCAAGTATTTGTTTTTTTAATGAATCAAGACGTCTTTTAGAAAGGTTTTTATTATATTCACTACTATTAGGTGATGATGCAGATGCCTGTAAATGAATGTTAATTGTGTAATTATTGTTCGCCGCGTTTACCGCTTTGGTTATCAAGGAATTTACATTATCCATTGAGTTTGTTATCTCATCATCAAAAAAACTTTCTACTTCCGTCTCCCCACTATACTTACTTGCCTCGGTAATATATGTTGATTTTCTTGACAAGTATTCACTAAGATATGTTTCATACTTCGATATCGATGTAGTGGCGTTTGTAGAATAACCTTCAGGATAATCGTTATCAAAATAAACCTTTAACCCAGTAAACTCAGTATCCAAATCTGGTTTAACAGTTTCGATTTCAGGTGGTTTACTGTCTTGTTCGGGTCTTTCTGCAGGAATTTCTTCATAGTATTTTCTGAAAGTCTCAGGGTTTGTGGTTTTTGTCACAATTTCATATACGTCATTGAAAGTGAATTGTCCAAATTTTCTTAATAACTCATAGATGTCCAATGTTTTACATCCCGAGAAAAACGAATCAACAATTTTATTAACTTCAGTGTTATCAACATTTTTTAATTGTTTTTTCACCAACGTATTCAATACCGATGGGTGGTCAACCACAATTTTAAATGACAAACTACCTACTCTTTGTGTATTCGAATATGTGTATATTGGTTCAGGTCGACCTAAGAAATCATTACTATTCCATCTTGCGGTAATGTTTTCATCCACTCTTAAATCATAAGGTGGGAACCACATTATACGACCACCCGCTGGTCCTTTTTCACATTCGGGTAAATCCTGTTGTAATTTTGATGTTCTCCATGCTAAATTTTCCAAAGACAACATATATTTGGTAATATTCTCTCCGTTTCTTTGTCCAAAGTTTGTTGGGACTCCACCTTGTTGTTGAGGAGCTATGTTCAAATTATATGTGTTAGTCATTACAGAACCTGAGAATCCTCGGATATTTCCGCCCATTTTCTGTAAATCATTCATCTGTGAATACGGATTGTCTTTGGTGAAAATTCTACAGTATTCTTTACCTACTTCAATACCGTTTTCATTTATATACGTTTTGACCCTAGAACCTTTTGTAATTTCTCTTGTTCCATCATTAAAGATTCTTGACGCTTGGTCTATTGCTGTACCAACATGTGACGGACCGTCTGCCGATTCAATAAGTTTTTGTGTGTCGTCTAATATAGAACCAGGGGTGAAGGTATAGTTAGTAGATAATGTACCAGCCCATGTAGATTGGTCTGTATTTACCCCTGATTGAGTTTTGGTTGAAGCCCAGGTAAAACCTCCCTGTAGGTTAGGGTTGTCACCGGGTTCAACAGTATTTAAACCGAATTTGAATATTTGATTACCTTCATATTCATTACCAAGTGTTCCGTAACCATACACAGGTGCCATAACCTGAACACCGTCTTGATTTGTAGGTAATGAACCCGATGGACTATCAGCTAAAGAAGGGTCAGATTCTTTACTACCCACGTAATATCCTTGAACCGACTTGTCTCCCGTGAAAAAACTTACAATATCATCTTTGAGGTTATTTAATAATCCCTTATTGTAACTTGGTCCGTATCTATTATAATCTAATGACTTTAACAACGCAGACTTTTGTCCTCCCCCTGTGTTGTCCAAGAATGTTTGCATTCCCGTTTTCTCAGTTGGTAACTTCAATAAGTAATCGTCTTTCTTCGTGAATAGACCTGTAATTTTATTTACAGCTTGATTTACAAATAACTTACGTGGTTCGGCACTAAAATAGTCACCAGGTATCCATGAATATGGAACATACACACCTGAAATCCTTGAGATGTAGTCTAATCCTTTAGCTACAATATTGTTCGGAACAGAGATAGTCCAATCAGGTTCTATCAATTCTTGTCTACCTGTGATGATATCTCCAGCAATGAATGGGTCTTGTAAAGCACTAACAAAATTTAATCTACCTAACGTTTCTTGTCTAACTTCCTCACCTACCCTATACTCCATTTCATTTTTAAGTGATTTTGCAGCAATTTGCATCATCACAGAATCTTGTGAAACTGTTCCATCACTACCTTGTGGGTTCTCACTAAAAAGTATACTTGCAGGATTATAGAAAGACGATACAAATTTATAATAGGTATCTCTTTGGTTGACTATCTTTTGAACGTCTTGTACCACATATCTATCGTCATATCCACCAGGAGGACCATATTGATTGTTGATGTATAACCTTACTTCTTCTTGGTCACCGATTGTTTCTACTTCTTCACTATCAATAATAGAATAATCAGTCAGTTTTAACTCTGACTGTCCTGGGTTTGTAGTCGGAGAAAAACCATCACTATTAAAAGGTGGTAAGTTTCTTACCAACAGCTTTTTTCTGAAATCTTCAGTTGAATTAAATGATAGTGGACTTGGCATCTATTATATTTTCTTTATAAATAGATGGGTTAAATATTTTACGCGTTGTTATAACCCATAGTTTGAGAAGACATTCTCAGTTTAATCATGTTTGTTAGGTTTTCTAACATCTGAGGGTTATTGGCTAACATGTCCAAAGTTAAGAATCTACCGTCACCCTCTAACCTGATACTACCAGAGTGGGTAATTTGTAAATCTTCGAATGATATTTTTGGTGATTCTACATTACTTAAATTATTTTGTAAAACATTTGCAAATTCTTTTGGGAGATTACCCATAATCTGTTCGGTGTTTCTATCTTCATTACCACCCATTAAATCCGTACCGGCAATTACGGTGTCATTATCATTTAAATGTATTGAACCTTCAGGACCTGACAATACCCTGTTCCCATATCCAGGTAAAGATACTAAGTCGTCTCCGAGCTCAGTCTCACCCTCAAAAGTAATGGTTGCAACACCACTCACCCAGTTACTAAATTTCTCCATTGCACCTTCAAATATATTGGCCCCTCCTGTCATTGCTTTGGCAGCTTCATCCATCCCTTTAACTAATAATGTGGTTCCTTTTTCAAATAAGTCATTATCCATTACCGTGTCGGTAACACTTTTGAACGTCTTTCCTAATTCTACAACCGCATCTGAAAAGTTTTCAAAAGTCTCGTCCTCGGCAGACACCGCTTGTCCTGTGGTAATTTTTCTAATAATTAAACCTTGGTCATAGATTTCTTGTAATAAATTTCTCTGTTCTCTCGCAATATCATCGCTAGACTTTGCATTTTCTTTAGATTGCTCATTAAAGTCAACCCTCAATTTTTCAATTTCATTCTTTTGTAAATCTGCTGCGTTTTTGAATTCTATAATTGGATTACCTTCTTCATCAGTACCCCTATCAATAGCAAATTTTAATTCTCCTCCTTTATCTAATTGACCTATAGACGCTAAAAATTCTTTATCCTCATCACTATAACCTAAAAAGTCTAACTGTGAAATCTTATCTTGTCTTTCCGCAAAATTTAGAGCACCTTTAGCCAATTCATCATAATCAACACCAAGTTCTTTTGCGGTTGCCCTTAACCTTCTCATTTCTAAAACGCTAAGTTCGTATTTACCCGTCTCTTCGTTGAAAGATGCAGAGGCCGCAGTCGCTTCAACAATACTATCGAATAAACCATCAATATCATTTTGAGCCAAATTCATCAACTGAAATCCATCACCCAGTTGAGCGAGTTGACCACCCATCATTTGGAGACTAGCAGCGGCATCAATTGCACCTTCAGGGTCCAAAAACTTTTCGGCTAATGTAGTTACCGTATTAATATTAATCCTAAGTGCTTGAGCCTTTGCAACCATATTAGCCAATCCATCGACTCCATTTTGAAACTTAAATTGGTTCATTATTTTAAGGTTCTCACTAATAACACCCATATATTGAGAAACATTGACACCATAAGTTCTTGCCGTCTTGGCCATTCCTTCCATGTCCTTAAGTGCTGCTTCTGCCCCTATACCTATATTTTGAAATCCAGCAACTATTTTCCCTGTTTCTTCTGCCGTTATACCTGCAGCATCGGAAAATAGCATCATATTGGTTAGTTGTTCTGTAGTATATAAGACGTTTGTTTGAAGACTACTACTGATTTGAGTTAACAAAGTCGCATATTGTTCAGTAGTATACCCTAAGTCGGCAGTTTTGGCAACAGCAAGACCAAGGCTTTGTCTAATTTTATCAGCAAATTCAGCCCCTTGACCGAAGGTGTCACCCACAACCTTTTTTGCTTGAGTATCAAAAGCCAACATTTCATCTGCAAGTCCCTTTAAACTTTTCCTGAAATTCTCAAAAGCACCATTTAAGGACTTACCTTCACCCGCTTCATTTTGTAAAAACATTGATTAACCTTTTCTTATAAATATCACCTTCCTGATTTCCTTTGAGCTTCTTTTCTTTCCTCAATCTCTGTGATAAATTTATTGATAAAATATTTTCTCTCAAAGGTTGGCATTATCAACAAATCAGCATACGAAAACCCCATCTCTTTAACGAGATAGTAGATTTCATCAAGCATAACTTTTCTATAATCAGAAGAAAGGACGAAAAAACTCAGCCCCGAAGGTGATTCTTGCGGACACCTTTTCTCCTGACGGGGCTGTAAACACTCTCTCTAAGTCCAAACGTGGTTCAGCCTCTCTAAGAGTATTTCTAATATATTTAGAATCAGCAATAGGTAATACTTGAATTGCTGAGGCAATTTCCGCAGGGTCAGTTGAACCATCAAACTCTTTGATGTGTTTTTCTAACCTCTTTGTAATAACAGGGGCAACAACCCCTTCAGGATAAGCCTCTTGTAGTTTTGTAAGTTCTTGGGTATCACCAATAGTTAACAACTTACATTTAACTAATTTACCTGATTTTGGTAAGGTTAGTTCAAATAGACCATTCTCATTTGGTAGGATTGTCGGTTCTTTAACACTTAACTCATCAAGAGTTACAGAAGCATCAAACATTTTTAATGTCTTAGGGTCCCTTAAATTAAAATTATATTCGGAACCAAACGAAGTGTTTCTCAAGAAAATAAGAATAGCTTCAACATCACAGTCCAATAGTGAATTAACATCCATTCCTGGTTCGTATAATTTTGACCTCAACAAGTTTGGGATTAAGTTATCAGGATTTCTTTGTCCCAATAATGTATTTTCATCCGCAGCGGTCAAATAACCCACCTTTACAGATGATTTTCCGTTTTGATAAAACCTTCCTTTTGAAGGTAATGAAACCACATCGTGTGGTAAATTGAAGTCTTGTTGACCGTATTGTGCTGCTGTATCCATATCTTTAAATTAAAAAACCATAGAGAGTCTCCCCTCTATGGTTAAATATAAATGAACTGATTTTTTCGTAAAGAGTATATCTTAGTAAACTAATATACATCTATCTGGACGTAGTGTTGCCGTGATTGTTGCAATACCATCGTCACCATAACCAAGTGAATCGAAGTTCACATCAGTTAGGAATGTTCCTTGTAAAATCCACTTTTCAACTGCCACACCTGTTGGGTCTAACATTTCCAAGTTGATATTTTTCTTATAACCTGCAGCGTATCCCATACGACCCGTTACAGATTCTGCGTGTAAACGAACCCACTCCATCAACGCTTGAGAAGCAGAAGGACCGATTGGGTCACGGAATGTTACGTTAAGTGTGCTCCAAGTAAATCTACCAGCAACATATGTTTCTGTGTTCAAGAATGGAATTGGAACAGGGTTAATTGACACTTGAGGACGTGAAGTTGATTCAACGTACCAAGAGTTGATACCTAATGAAGAGTCAAAGGTCATGATGAACCTATTCTTTCTTTTTGGTTCATAAGGTACCGGCATTTTCATTAATAAATCAGCCATTGTATTTTCGTTTTTATATTTTTTTGTTTATTACTTATAAATAGTTGGATAAGGAAAAATATTTCTATTTACTTTTATTTTGAAAATTTCATTATATAGAAGCTAACTAGAAATTTTTATACTTCTTTTTTCTCTCCTCCTTTAGTTAAATAAGTCTTTACTGGTTTATCTCCCTCTGGATAAGCATTTTTCAAATAATCACCGATAGCCTTTAAATTTGCTGGGTCATCATCTGAAAAACCAATCTTAGGAACAAAATTGTTGTTTACATCATCCTTAAAGAACGCTCTTTGTCTCAATCTTGAAGCCATATCCTTCACATAAGAAACAAATCCTTGTAAGGCTTTAATTTTACCTTCTTCAGGGTTTGCAGCACTTCCCTCACCATAAGTTACAGGGTGGAACTTCAACATATCCAAATACTTTTCAATTAAGTCTTCGTCAGTCATACCCTCTTCACCCGCAAAATCACGGAATTTTTTAAGGTTTGAAACCAATTCCTCCTTGTTAATACCTTTATGATTGGTCATAATCATATTATATACTGCGTCCCTCAAAACAGACGGGGTGTGTCCTCTAGCTGTGATTATTGAGAAAATTGAACCTCCGTTGATTGCTTCAACAAAGTCGTCCCAAGATGGACCAACATCTGCAATCATAGAATCAACAATAAACTGTGCATCACCTTCAGTGGTAAAATTCCTATATGGATTATCCGCATAACCAACAATTGTCTCACCTTTGTATTCAAAAGGTTCCTTGTCAATTATATTACGATACTCCGCAAAGTCCTCAGTAGACATACCTACCTCGTTACCTTCCTCAGTTTTAACGATAATCTGTGTGGGCATCATCATAATATTATCATCCCAATCAAAAGCATAATACTTCATATCAGGACGACCCACGTCGTCAAAACCTTCCTTGAGTTCTTTTTCCTCAATATATTCTTTTAAGATTTTACGAATCATTACTCTGTTTCGTTTAATCTCTCAATTAATCTTTCTAATTGTTCTTCTGAAATCACAATGTTTTGTGGTTTTTCAGAAAATGTTTTAACACCGTTAGTTTCTACATTTAGGTGTTCCATTAAGTTTGATTTCTTAAATTCCATGTTCTTATTTTAATTAAACGTTTAATAAGGCTAATGGAGGCCACAAGTGTGACCTCCAAATTATAAATATATCAAATTAGATATCTTCGAACGACGCTCCCGTTGGAGTAATCAAGAACTCAATATCAATGAATTCAAGTGCTCTTGTTGGTTTCAAGTAGATTTTACCTGTCAATTGGTTATTATCCATATCTTCAGGTGTGTTTTCTACAACCACACGGAAGTCAATCAAACCTCTATCTCTTCTGATAGAGTCTAAGATTGGGTTTACAGAATCCAAGAAGTCTTGTCTTACTTGGTCATCATTCTGTTCAAACAACAATCTTACTGCCACCGCTGAAATCAACTTACGAGCCTGTAACAACAATCTTCTTACATTGATTCTGTCAAGTGCAGATTCTCTAATTTGTAGAGTTTTATTACCCCAAATCACAGTACCCACATCTGAGAATGTTGCAATTGGGTTCAATCTACCTTGGTATAAGGTGTCTCTATCGTCTTGTGTTAACTTCTTACGTGCTTTAACTGCTGATACCAAACCTCTTGTGTAACCTGCAGTTGCGAACCAAGGGAATGCGATATTATCAGTCAATGCCAAGTTCTTAACAACCTCTGACGTAGGTGGAATATATACTTGAGTATTATTCACACTATCTCTTGTTAAAATCCAAGGGTAGTAAGTTGCAGTGTAGTTAGAATCAATTCCTGTTTCTTCCAAGTTATCCACTGCACTATCTGGATAGATGAAGTCTGTATCAAACGACGAAGTGTTAGGAACAAACATGTTATAGTCAGGAGTAGTACAAATGTAAATTGAGTCTGCTCTATCCGTCTCAATCATGTCGATTGCGTCCTCTACTAAGTTAGAATGATTCAAGTAATCAACACCTGGTGTTGCGAAAATGTTAATGTTAACAGCTTCAGGGTTTTCGAATGTTTTCTGACCCAACAAGTAAGCGTAGTAGTCAGTATTTGCCCAACCCACAGAATTTTCACCTACTGTGATTTGTTTGAACTGACCCCAACCTGTTGCTGTAGGGAACGATACCGAAGGTGCTGCACCTAACAAGTAACCTGTTCCACCTAAACGGAATTGGTCTTGGTTTGTTCTAAATTCTCTATAGATATCCCAACCATCGAAACCACCTTTAGGTGATACAGTAAACTTACGAGAGTTTAATCTATAATAAGGACTTGTTTGTGATGTTGGTTCCGCTCTAAATTCAGCATCACCAACCTCAAACGCTGTTTCACCTGAAGTAACATAACCACCAGCGATTGTTACTACTGTTGCTCCTGAATCCATGTGGAAACCTTTAGTTAAGTATGCCCAATCATTACCTTCAGTCGCAGTTGCGATATCAGTTGGGTTTTGTTTACCTCCATACATGAAGAAGTCAGAATCAATACCTACAGTATTAGAAACACCTAAATAAGTTTTTCTTACTTTATCACCAGCACTTCTTGTTGAATTGTCTGTACCAGTTGTTGTTCCGAATGGTGGGTTGTAAATAACTTCACCCGGTGTGTTATATTTTGTTTTATAAATAATGAATGGACTCTTAACACCTGAGTATTCTCTGAATACATAACCCTCGAATCCACAAGGAAGAGCGTCGATTGGTGCATCTTCATCCATCTCCAACATAATGTATTTAGACTTCAATTCAAATTCACCATTAGACGTACCAATTTTCTTAGCTACGAAGTTATTTTCACCTGGATTCATAGAACAGTTAGTGAATTTTTCTAACACCACAAGATTTGCGTCTGTATCGAAGTAATCACGAACAATCACGTCAAACGTTGAATTAGCAAAAGAAATATTCGCTATGGAAATTTTTACTAAATTATTTGCGACATTACCGTCAGATATCAAAATAAATCTAAATAGTCGGTCAACCTGTGAACCACGTAACTCAGAAACTAAATATGGAGTTGAAGGAGTTTGGTATTGTTCTAAATACCAACCGATAGACGTGTTAGTTGCATTATCTTGTCTAGCCGAAGGTAATGCTGTTAAATCACAATTAAGACCTCTAATTTTACCTAATCTATATGAATTAGTTAATAAGTTATAGTAAATCTCTTCAACAAACAATGGAACTTCAGTTCTATTCTTACCAAAATTACTCTTACCAAACACTTTGGTCATATAATTCGTGTCTGAAACAGTAAATGATGTTTTAAAAGTAAAATTATCACCTTCATTAGTAACACCCGAAATACCGAATGATGAATAAGGATTTTTCTGAACGTCAGCATAATCACCACTACAGTCCATAACCACTTGAGATGTTCCACTTGTCATGTAGACAGGACCACCATCTGAATTATTGTTAATACCTCTTGAACGTAATGTTGCAACTACTAAGTCATTGTATTCTGTAAATGCCGTTGCTACATACGTCAATACTGTTCCTGAAACCGTTCCTGAATACGAACCAGTACCTGAAAGTGTCGGGTTAGTGCTAAAATCAGTAAACGAAGTTACCGCAGCATTCCATGAGATACCTGAGTAATTATCACCTGTTCCTGGTTCGAAACACCCGTAATACCAAGGGTCCATCAATGAATCATCATAGTCAGCAACTGAATCGTATAGACCATCAACAGATAAACTGTTAGTTATTGCGGTATATCCAGCACCTGTGAATGATGAATGAGCAGCATCAGACATAACCCCCCACTGAGCACCTGAAGCTCCACTCAATGAATTATTGGTTCCTATTGACAATAAGAATGTTGATAACTGTCCTGACATTGTAGTTGAACTACCGTTATATAATGTAATTGAATCTGTTATGTAATCACTTAACGGTGCAGTGAATGGGTCTAAGAATTCAACTTGTGTTGAACCTGTAGTAGCACTGAAGTCAACCGACCAAGTAGTAAGGGTTCCCGCTGATAATGTTGCTGGGTCTACATTTGCTTGTGTCGTAATAGACCAAGAAGGACCTGCATCATATCCAGACAAACCTAATACTCTAGTAACAAATAACTGATTAGACTGTTGTAAATATGCTTTCGCTATATAAGCGGCTTCATATTTTGGAATTTGTGTATTCACAAATTTCGTTGGATTAGTACCCCCGAAGTATGCTTGAAATTCGTCAAAGTTGGAAATAAAGATAGGTTCAAAAGCGGGTCCTGATAAGGTCTCACCTACGATACCTAAAGTAGTTACACCAACACTTTGAGCCACGAAACTCAAGTCTCTTTCTGATGTATAAACACCTGGAGATACGAAAACTTTGTTTGAACTTGCCATGTTTTTTAATTTCTTTAGAATTTATTTTTCTTATAAATATTTAAGAAAATCCCAAAAAACATTTACACCAGGACTATATTTATCGATTAGGGAGAATTTTTTCTGCCTTTTTTCTACCTTTAATTATGAAAGACATAAAGAATATTAAGATATCAACAGAGGTTCACACCACACTAAAAGAATACTGTGAGGAGAATGGATTAAAGATGTATAAGTTTTTAGAAAAGATGATAATGGAAAAATGTTCTCGACCAAAAGATATCTACGGAGAGTAATTATAAAAGTTTTGCAGTGGTCTCTATCTTTGATTCCCCAACAGAATTTTTAACAACTTCAAACTTAACCAAATCATTTGTATTAACTTGAATTTTAGTTAAATCATCCCCTACATAATTGTCGTTAATATATACAGAAAAACTATCTATGTTAGAAGTTTCGGTTAATATCAAATCGGCGGTATATGTAAACCTTTCACTCAAAGATGTGTTACCACTAACAAACAATAAATTAACAGGGAACTCGTTAGGGTTTTCAGGTTGAGGGTTAACTTTTCTCGCTTTATTCAGTTGAGGTACCTCAATCATAGTTAAGGTTCTCGAAATACCAGGACTCACCTCAAATTCATCTTCATCCATCAAGAATCCTAACATTGTAAACTCATAGTTTTGGATGTAGTATTTTCTTCTGTCAATATCTAAAACAGACTCATCTGAAATGTTGTTAAGAATAATTGGAATGTAGTGTCCTTTAATTGTTGTATACGCCTGACGTGACGCAAAGTTTTGTAATACATTTTTGTTGAACTCATTCAACGACCTCATACGGTTTACAAACAGTTTAACATTATAAGTAATATCAACAGGAATAGGTTGAGGTATTTTATATACGTCAACACCTTTTCTTTGTCCGTCCCAAGTTGGTACCTTTGCGTAATAAAATTGTTTTCTATTTGGAATAGTATATTGTAATGATGGGTTGGTACCATAAGGAACCTCAGGTTGTCTTACTGTAGAGACAAAAGGTGGTTTAACATTCTTATCCAAATCTTGGAAGTTCCAAGTTTCAGTAAATTGAGACCAGTTCTGAGTGGTAATGATAATATCCACTGTTGGGATTACTTTACCATCCATGAATGTTTTTAGGTCGTTCTTTACAAAGTCCAACATCCCACGGTCCAAATCGGCATGACCGATACCTTTCGGCAAATAAGTCCCGTCCCTTTGGATATCCTCCAAGAGTTCAACCCTTCTTTCATATCCCGTTTTCTTAGGGACTAGGTTCAATGTCTTTTTTATCTTTTTTGGTAGTGCCATTAGATTCCGTTGAATTCATCATTTGTAACCGGCGACGCAGTGATACTGCGGTAATATGGTTTATAACCACCATAAGTGTGCCTGTTATCCGAGGTGATACGACCGTCATCAACGACGGAATAGTATCTAACTCTATCTTCTTTTTCATAATAACCAATGTAGTCTCCGAACTCTATGTCCACACCCATCTCCTCTAAATAAGATTGATAGATACCGACTTTGAGATTACCAGGTTCAACCTGCCCAATCCTTGACGACCCCATAAACGCATTCGTCGGAGCTTCAATCTGAACATAACCCTTAAGTTCAACAGGTGCGTGATATTGTACCCCTTCGGATACCACCTCACCATAGACATCGTCTTTTTTTGTTCTTTGTCTGTCTACACGATACAATACAAACGTAAAGTTCATATCTCCATGCAACCATTCTTGGCCGATGGAAATATCTAAATCAAAATCTTCATCTGCGAAGAATTTGTTTAATCTCGTTATTGGAACTTTTCTTTGACTCATCAATTGATAAATATCTATAAATTGATTATTATTATGGGTATTTAGCCGTATGGAAGAAAATAAAGTTGTAGCAAATATACCTGAGATAAAGGCAACTCGTATTTTAGAGGAATATGAGGGGTATAATAATTATATCCTGTCTATCAAGAAAAAAATGCAAATCAAAAAGCATTTTAAGATGACTCGTGCTCAGGCAGACTACATCATTGACTTCCACGATGTCACCCCAAAGATAGCAAGAAAATGGGTGGTGTTGGACGAATACTTCGGAAAGAAGATGATGGAGGAAAAACTCCTTACCAAAAGACCGACTCAAATTTATGTTGAAAAGATATTGGTGGAAAAAGACAAATCATTCCATATCTACGGTAAGTTGTTTGAGAACCAAGAACTTTATGACTTTTGGTTACCACGAGCCGCCATCATCCAAAACAAAGAAAGACAAGTTGAAATAGACTACTCAAAGTATTCTCACCGTCCACCATTGGAACACCAAAAACTTGCAGTTGAAAAATTGGTGGGTAATGACAAATACATTCTTGCTGACGATATGGGATTAGGTAAAACCACCTCAACAGTAATTGCCGCGTTAGAGACAGGTGCAAAGAAAATCTTAATCATATGTCCCGCATCACTTAAGATTAACTGGCAACGTGAGATTGCAAATTATACCGATAGAGAGGTTTCTATTGTTGAAGGAAAGAAATGGGAACCTGCAGACTTCACCATTATTAACTTTGATATTCTTAAAAACTTTCATGACCTAAAGAAGGTAAAAGAGTCTTTGGTATTGAAAGAAGAGTTTGATTTGGTGATTATTGACGAAGCTCATTATATTCAAAACAAACAAGCACAGAGAACAAAGATTGCCAATGATATCTGTAAGAAGGTTGGTAAGGTTTGGTTGTTGACTGGTACACCGATGACCTCTCGTCCTATCAACTACTTCAACTTATTAGATTTGGTAGACTCACCTATCGCTTATAATTGGATGGCATACGCCATTCGTTATTGTGAAGGTTACCAATTCAATGTTGGTAACAGAAAGGTATGGAATGTCAATGGGGCGTCCAACCTAACAGAACTTAGAGACCGAACAAAGACACATGTCCTAAGAAGATTAAAAGAAGACATCTTAGATTTACCTGAAAAAATTCTTACACCCGTTTATCTAAGATTGAAGTCAAAACAATACGAAGCCCTGATGGGGGAATATTTTGATTGGTATGACAACAACTCAGAGGAATCATCCTCATTAACCGTGCAATTCTCAAAACTGATGAAAGTAAGACAAGTCATCGCCGAAGAGAAGGTTAGAGACACCATTGAGATTGCACAAAATACTATTGAACAGGGAAAGAAAGTTATTATCTTCACCAACTTTACCGATACATTAAACCAAATAAAATCACACTTTGGAAAGGCTGCCGTCGCATTGGACGGAAGAATGAGTAAACCAGCGAGACAACACTCGGTGGATGAATTCCAAAATAATGAAAAGGTAATGGTATTTGTTGGTAACCTCAAAGCCGCAGGTGTGGGTATCACACTGACCGCAGCAGAAGCCGTTATTATGAATGACCTCTCGTTCGTTCCTTCTGACCACTCACAAGCAGAAGACCGAGCATATAGATATGGACAGAAATCAAACGTATCCGTTTTTTATCCAATTTTTGAAAATACTATTGAAGGTGTTATTTATGACATCTTATCAAACAAGAAAAATGTATTTGAAACAGTTATGGGTGACAACGTGGACAAAGGAACCATTGTAGAGGAAATCTTAAATACAATTTCAAGAAGGTAAGAATATTTTCCCATACGATATTATTTATAAGAAAATGAAAACGTATGGAATTCAAAAAAAGCCAACAAAGAATCCATGAGATAGAAAAACAAATCTCGGATTCTGAAAAAAAAGAAATAATTCAAGAACAAGAAAAGAAAATGAAAAGGATAACGGCAATTAAGTTACCGTATTCTTATTCTTCATTAGGCCAATTCATTGACAAAGAGACAATGAATGTTCACTACAATCAACATTACAAAGGGTATATTAAGAAACTCAACAACGCTCTGAAGTCAGTCAAAGACAAAGACTTAGATTTGGAACTTCTTATCAAAGGTATATCTCGTTACAACAGAACCATCAGAAACAATGCGGGTGGAGCTTACAACCACGAACTATTTTGGCAAATGTTATCACCAAAAAAACAAGAACCAACAGGTCCTGTTTTAGATAAGATTAAGAAGAAGTTTAAGACTTACGCTAATTTCAAAAAAGAATTTAAGAACAAAGCAAAACAACAATTCGGCTCAGGTTGGGTATGGTTGGTATTAACAAAGAGTGGTGACGTAAAAGTAATGACCACCTCAAATCAAGATAACCCAATGATGAACACCATGAAAAATGGTGGTATTCCACTATTAGGGTTGGATTTGTGGGAACACGCTTACTACTTAAAATACAAAAACAAAAGGGACGAATACGTTGATAACTTCTTTGATGTAATCAACTGGTCATTCGTCAACAAACAGTTTGACCAATTTCAAAAGGGTAAACTAAACGAATCAAGAGTGGTAAAAGAACTTATCACTGAAGGTGTATCACGTGGGTGTTCTCCAAAACAGGTGAATACATACAGAATGATATTCAACAAAAACCCTCAGGTGAAGAAGAAATTTATGTATGCTATCATGGATATCTTAAAAGAGGTATTCTCTGATTTCTACTATGATAAAAACCAATACGCTCAAGGTCAGATGTCAGGTATCTACGACTTTGAACAACCTGGTCGTTCGGTAATCAACAAACTAAACACCAACTATAGTGCGTTCTGTATCTTGGTTAACGACCTCAATGCAGTTCTAAAACACTACGGACAAGACCCATTGAACTTTATAGATAAGGACTTCAAAGGTCAACTATACGAAGTTCAAAGAATGATTAACCTCATGGTTCAGTTCAGACACCGTATTTTCAACCAAGATTCTGCAACATTCCAAACAATTATGGCTTCATTAGATAAGTCAAATAAGTTCGGGGATGAAAGAGAACTCAAAGCGGTTGTAAACATGAAGGATATCTTTGATACAAAGAAGGTATTCAAAGTGGGTGAACTCGGAGGTAAAGACGATATGATTGGTGGAGTTGATGCTACCGTTGAAATTGATGGTCAAACTAAAACTATCCAAATTAAACCTTTCAACGGTCACGATGAAGAAGAAGGTAGAATCGTAGTTTATGGAACAGGTAACGTAAAACCATATTCAACTGACTATATTGCTTTCCACAGTGACTCCAAAGGTACCATCGTATTCAAAAACGACGATACACAGATTGTTAATGGTAGATTTACCTTCCCTGTAGATAGTTGGGTAAATCCTAAATAAATGACCTTTACTGGATATTTATAAATAAAAGTCCGCGATGTCAATTATTACAGAACCACAAAGAACCAAACTTTATACGAGAATTCGTCACCTTCTTGGTGCTCCTCTTAGAGGTATTGAGATTGAAGATGAGATGATGGATTCATTATTGGAATTATCTGTTGAAGACTATTCTCAATATGTAAATGATTGGTTAATTGAGTCTCAATGGACATCTCTATACGGACTAAATCAAGATACTCAATCTGTTGCCAAAGCACTTATTACTCGTTCTTTAGATTGGGAAACACAATACACTTACGCTTATTCTAAGATTGTTGGCCTACAAGCTGGTGGAGATTCAGTTCTTAAAAAGGACTACATCGACCTACAAAGAAACCAACAGATTTATGAAATCCCTGCCGGTCGTGAACTTAACGAATTGTTATGGTTTACAAGAGCAGAGTTAGACGCCGCATTCTTCGACCCATTCATGGGTGGTTTCGGAGGATTTGGTGGTATCGGTCTCGGTGGTGGTGCCGGTTTCTCACAAATGGGTGGTCAAGGTAACTACTTCGTTACACCAGCATTTGATATCTTATTGAGGATGCAAGACATCAATATCAAAAGAAGACTTATCGGTGGTGAACTTACTTATAGAGTAACCGCACTTCCTGAAGGTAAAAAAGCAGTCCACCTTTATAATGTACCAGGTGGTAAGTTCGATTTTGGTAATATAGCAAACAACGAATACCGTGTGTGGTATTGGTATTACGAAACAGATGATAGGGAATCTTGTTTAGCCGAAAACCCCGATATCGTTCGTCTTCCTTCTGACGTTAACTTAGATAACTTAAGATGGGATGAACTTAACTCACCCGCACAAACTTGGGTTCGTAGATGGTTTACCGCCTACGTCAAAGAAACATTAGGTAGAGTAAGAGGTAAATTTAGCGGTAATCTTAAAACTCCTGATTCTGAACTTCAATTAGAATACGATTCATTATTGAGTGAATCAAAAGATGAGAAGTCTAAATTAGAAGAGGAATTAAAATTAAGATTAGAAAGACTCCGTCCTGATAAAATGATGGAAGTTAAGGCAAATCAAGCTGAAAGTCTGAACAAACAACTACAATACAGAGCTCTTCCACGTCAGATTTATATAGTTTAATATGGCAATTTTTAAAAGTTATCCTGTAACAAAAATCGTTAATGGAAAAGAAATTAAAACTTCTGATGCTATTATTTGCACAAACTCAACACACACAACAAAAGGAGAAGCCGCAATTATTGTAAAAGGCGTAGAACAGTGTGTTGTAACTTTAGATGAAACAACCACTGACCACATAACAATTAAATCTATGACAAACGTCACAATCTATAGTGACAAATTGATAGATGACGAATATAATCAAATTGAAACCGAAAGAGGTGCCTCTGTCGAATTAAGATTTCTTGGACAAGGTTGGTATATTATGTCGTCTGATGGACTGAAGAACTCATAAGTTCTCTATTCTTCTTAACATACTCTCCATCCACTAATTCCATTGTACCATCCACATACATGTAGTATGGGTCAATACCAACATTATTCCAAAACGAAATTTCACCATCTGAAATAGTCAAAACTTCTTCCAACGTATCTTGGTCCCCTTCACGACGAGGATAACCTCTTACCAATTCTGTTTGTGTCTTAGTGAAGAATGGTCTTTGTGACGGGTCCTCTACCAAAATCTCATCACGAATATCAGTGGAGAAAACAACCAACAAAGGTTCAATACGTTTGTTAAATGCCGCCAAGTAACGAGGAACATTGTATTCACCTAACATGTCAGGTTTTTCGGTGATATCCTTTTCATCTACGTGGTAACAGTTTAGAACCACTTGGTCTTTCTTTTTCTGAACATCACCGTGAGACTTTCTTTCACCATTATTAACATAGTAGATTGTATCTCCCAAACCAACAGGTAAATCGTGTTTCATAGCCAATTCCATATGTGCTTGACGTGACATCAATGAACCTGACTTTGTTCTTTTTGTGATATGAACTTTGTATTCCGCAATCGTTTGTTTTACACGAGCTTTGTTAGCAATCTTAGAAATTGGAATCTGACGATTATAGATGATATCCACATATTCGTAGTAATATTCTAAAAATTCATGACCCTTACCGTCTAACAACATACGAAGACCTTTATCCAAAAACTCAGCAACATAAGTTGGGAGTTTCTTAGACTTAATGGTATTACCAGTAAGTTTTACTTTTCCTGATTCTGTAAGAAGTGCGTAGTTCTTACGAGCCACATTGATTGTTGACGGCCAAACACCATCGGTATCAAGACCCATCTCACCTCTCATGAAGATGTCGTTATATTCAGCAACATCAGCTTCAGTTCCATAATATGTCTTACCTTCTTTTACCAATCCGTTCAGACCTTTACCGATGTAGGTATGTTTTTCACGACCAGGAGGGGCGGAAAAGTTCACACCATCCGTATCCATTACCAAAGGTTTGTAACCACGAGACATAAACCACATAATCATCTGACGTAGGTATTGACGACCAGTACAAGTAATCTGTTCCCCCATATCCATATCACCCCATGGGAATACGTGAGGTGCCGACAATGAACCGAAGAATGCGTTGATGAAGATTTTAATAGGAAGTTGCTTACGGTTATACTGTGACGATAGTTTCTTATCTGTTGATGAGTATTCTGCTGCGAGTTGTTTGTATTTGATACGAGTATCACGGAAATACTTCAACATACTCTTCATCGCCCCTGTAACATCACACTTAGGAAACACATCGTGAACCAACTGTATAGAAGGGTATAGAGACGAGTAGTCAAGTTTTAACACATCAGTAGAGTATCCCACTGCAAGAAGACGAGAAAGTCCACCAGTAAACGGTCTTTTGTCCCCCTTTGCAGGAATTGCTAATCCATTCTTATATGACCACGACGCCATAATCATCTTCCATAGTGTCGCGGTTCCCATAGTAGAAAGACGTTCGTAGGTAGTTGGTACCAACTTAGCAAGAAGGAAGTTTGCTTGGTTGTATTCTTCATCTACAACCATTGTTTCCCAAATATCATCGTATAGGTATCGTTCAATAATGTAGTTACCATTGACCTTCTCATAGTGACCAGGGAATCTTTCCAAAAGGTTTTCGGTACCAGGTGCTCCGACTTCTTTGTAACCACCTGACTTAGGATTGAAGTAGTAGTCCTTATTATCAAAATAGATTTTACCAATCTTATCACCCTGAACATACACACGATTCTCCTTCTCTGCACCAATAAACTGAGTGATATACTTAAGACCCCAACTCTTAATGTCTGAGTTGATGGCTTGTGCTCTACGAACTGCGTGTGCTATATCTACCACATTGTAACCCCACATCTGCATCTGAACGTAGTCTTCCATTTCATTTGCAAGTTTAAGGATACCATCCTTTGTTCTGAACTGAACCTCAGGATTTAGTGTTTTGATAATCTTTTTCGGGTCCAAACCTAATATCTCCGCTCTACGAATCAAGAACGGAAAATCGAAGAATGCTGAGTTGTACCCACCGATAAGAGTCGGTTTAAGGTGATTGATAATATCAAAGAAACGGATGATTAGTTCTCTTTCTTCATCGGCATTTTCGGCAGAAATCACTTTCTCATAACCTTTGTTGTCCTTCATTCCGATAAGGAATATATGACTGTCCTCAGGTGAAAGACCTGTGGTCTCAATATCGAATACAAATCTGTGAACCTCATCGTATTCATCAAAGCCCTTAAAGAGTCGTTTACCCTTCTGACATAGGTATTGTTCTGTTGGTGGAAGAATCATAATGTCGTTGGAGTTATCTCTACCCCATGGGTCCAATCCTCCACCTTTGAAGAAGTTTACCAAATTGGAATATGTTTTGGTGGTCTTCACCAAATATTTTAATCCTTTTTCCATTCT